CTTGTGATATTTCCTCTTGCTCCTTTTCTGCAGGTTGGACAACCAGCTAATGTATTCGGTCCGGCAATTCCATCAACTCTCTGATTTGAGAATCCCTGTGCATTGCAGGCAGCCTGCAATCTAGCGACCCATGAATTATTTGCTTTCGCAGCTGATCGTGTGTTGTAAGCATTGTTCAATTTTGCACGGGTTACTTCACCGGCCAGACCATCCTCTTTGATGTTTACATCATGCTGGAACTTCTTAACAGCCGTATAGGTTTCGTTTCCGTATTTTCCGTCTGCACCGGAAGGTAATGAATAACCTATAGCAATAAGCTTGTTCTGTACATCCTTGACTTCTGCTCCGGCATCTCCAATCTGTAACCATGTACGTTTAGTTTCTTCATGTGTTGGAACTGTTGCTACAGGTGCTTTTGTTGCTCCACCCCAGTCCGGAATACCGTATCCAATAATCAACGGTGAATCCACATTGATCTGTCGATCACAGAGCATATCATTTCGATTACCTTCTCTTACTGTCAGGATATTTCCATTTCGTGCGACAATCGTTCCTACATGATCTGATATTAGATCCTTATTCCAGTCATAATAGATGATGTATCCCGGCTGCGGATTGTACGCATTGGTGTAACGTCCTACCCATTTGCCCCACTTTTTCCATATATTAATGCCGGTCGGGCAGTAACAGGTATTCGGTACTTTACCGGCATTTCCTGATGCATAAGCTGCTGCAGACACTACAGCATGGCACCAAGGGTCTGTATGTGTCATTTTATAAGACCCGGCCGGTCGCTGTGAATTATAAATATCTATGATAATATCGTCCTGATTCTTTGCCTCGCTGTATCCATACCATTCTTTTAATTTATTACTGTATTCTTTCCATCCCATAATTGATCTCCTTCCTGTGCGACGTCGCACATAAATAATAAGAGGACGATTACTCGCCCCCTGAATCACTACTGTTAATCTGTTCCTCCACCTGTGACCTGATATGTCTGACCAATGGCTGCAAGAACGCTGGTATCTTAACGCCCATGTCCTGGATATTTTCTAATATACTAATAATCTCATTGCAGATCAGCCACATTGCTACAATGCATGCAATCAAGAATGTCACCGGAGATTTCCAGCCAATCGTAGAGGATGCATATAATAGCATTTCGTCAATAATTGCTCCAACCACTACCAAGAGCCACATGGACACCTTCTTGAAGATTCCTCGAATGCTCTTATAGGAATTTATATCCTCCGCTCTATACTTACTGGCCATAAGCCCGGTCATGTAGTCAATCAGATTGCATACCACCAACAGGATCACCGGCACTGCCAGTACTCCAAGGAGCGCTGACAGGAAGGCGAATACTGCTGTGAAAATAGCTTTGATGTAATTAGCCTGTTCCATTTTCATATACCTCACTTCTCTTTAGTTCGAATTTTCTGTATAAAAATAAGACCTTTCGGTCTTGCTCTGATTTCCATGCGTTCACCTACTTTTCAGGCTCTGCTTTTCTTGTACATGATACAGGAAAGTCATAAGGAAAGTCATAAGGATAATCTATTATCTCATTAATATCCACGGATATTACATACTTTTCTCCAGCATTCACCGTGTTCTTGCTTAACTTCACATTTGCAATTTCAAGCATCAGATTACCTCCACTTCTATCCTCGCTTTTCGTGTAGAATCCGCAACCATATACGTAACTTCCAATACATAGCAGGCTTTGCATTGTGGTGCAAGCTTGATATCGAGATAATGGCCGTTTATGTCACATTCCCCGCTTGCTTCCACTTCTCCGTATCTCCGAAGATCATAAGATGCACTTATTATTGTGAACGGCTCGTTATTTGGACTTCTGATCAGCAGTTCAATGTGTTTGTCTTCGCCCAAAATAAATTTTACTCTATTCACAACAGCACCCCTTTCTATGGTGATGTGGATATATTGTTTCCACCTTAAAATCATTATTTTTTATAGTTACATCATATTCTTTTGAAACTACCTCCACCGTATAATCCAGTGAGATAAGCTTTGCGCATAGTGTAGCCGGATCTACGATCAGCAACATTTTTGTACAGAATGAAATATTTCCAGCTTCATCATATGCCGAAACCTCGATCACATACATGCCATCAAGATCTAAGGGGACTGTGACTTTCCACAGATCCCCCTCACTGCGCTCATAGATTACTTCTTGCCCATCTACTTTCCCGATTACTTTCGTAACCATAACTCCTCCTAGTCCGTCACCTCAACAGCAATCACAAAGGTCTTTCCGCAATCTACCGGGTTTGGTGTCAGCGTGATCGATTTAATTACCGGAGCTGCAGTATCCAGTGTTACTTTTCTTGTTACAGTTGTTGTCTTTCCAGCTTTGTCTTTTGCTACGATTGTAATCGTATTGGATCCATTAACAAGAGTAACATCCTTGCTGAATGTTCCATCTGTAGCAACCGTGACCGCTGTTCCATTTACTGTGACAGTAACCGGTTTTGATGTGATATCATCTGTCTTACCTGTTATGGTTACGGTGTTCTTATTTGTCACAAGATTATCAACTGGTGCTGTGACAGATAATGTTGGTGGTACAGTGTCAATTGTAAATGTTGCAGTTTTTGCAGCAGATGCATTCCCATCGTTATCACTGGCTGTGACAGATATCGTATGCGCACCATCTGACAGTGCCGTCGATGGTGTATAAGAACACTCGCATCCGCCTGTCACCGCCGTTTTTGTAATTCCGGTCGCTGCTGTGCCGTCAATTTTCAGTGCGATCGTTCCAGCATTCACACCAGAATCAGCATCTGTTACTTTGAATTTAATTGCCGGAGTCGCTGTAGTAATATATGATCCTGTTGTTGGTTCTGTAATTGAAATGACCGGAGCGACCTTCTCTTTCACACGGATTTTGAGAGCTGCTCCAAGTGTGGCATGGCTCTGATCTACCGTCGCCGTGTTCCCTGCCACATCTGTAGCTTTTACTGTTCCACCAAGTACATGATCCGTCTGACCATATGACGATTTACCTGGTGCCGTAACAGTGGCCTCGTATTTGCCACTTGTTGAATTATAAGTTAAATTGTAAGTCTGACCGTTAAATATATATTGTACCGTTTTAACTGCCATTTTTCTTTCCTCCTTATGCCTCTACAATTACATCTTCATACCCGTCCGTTTTTAAAATGGTATCAACATTATCTTTCCATCTCTTGTATAAGCGTGTTTTTACAAAATATGCTCGGTATTTCTTCTGCCCTGCCTCAACGCTTTTGTCAGCCTCTTCCATAATTCTGCTTGCAATAAATGTTGTCATATCATTCATCCTTTCTTTTCCTTTCTTATTTTGTATCCGTATTTTCTGTATTAGTTTCTTTCGAGCCATCACCGAGCAGTGCCGGTAACACGTCTGTGAGGATACTGTCCACGGTAGCGATAAGCTCTGCATTTTCAGCCTCACGGCTTTTATTAGCTTTCGTTAGATTGTCCACATGCTCTTCCAGTGCATCAATACGATCCATTGGTGATTCTTTTTCCCGATACATCACTACACCAAGAATCCCACCGGTATATTTAACCAGCGCATTCAGGTTTGTGTAATCTTCGTACTCTGCTACGGTCGTTTCTCTTTCCGTTACAGTAATCTTTTTCGTCCGGAATTCGTCCTGGAATGTATTCCGGAGTTCGTCCTCCGTGACTGAGATTGTTTTGATCAACAGCGATCCATCTGTTCTGATGGCCGCTGACTGGATGGTCATTTCTGACGCATCATTAAAAGTAATTTTCATAATAAAAATTCTCCTTTGCAACAGGAGATCGCTCAGACAAATAAGGATTTGACTGAGAAATTGGGGTTCCAAATGTTGCTTAACACCGATGGGCAACAGATCTATACGATGTATGGCGGTCGGGTTAAGGTAGTATCTGGCACGATGATAGTTAACATTGCCATGAACATTGGGTATGTGAAACTGTTTTCTGTCGAGCAATTAAAAAACTGGTTTGGAACTGGCTATACTGCATCACGGCTTAGCATAAAAACATACAATGGAGACGATGTGGCACAAGAAGTGCATTTTTACGCCCCGGAGATATGGAATGGTGAAATATTTCAGTATTTCTATCCAATCAATCGCGAAGGATATATGCGTGTTAACTATAAGTTAGAATATGTGTATGGATAACATTTCTACTCAACTGTTACCACCCCGTATCCAACCCAGCTTGCGGAATTCCCGTAAGCTACAGACTGCAGGTATGCGCCTTTTCCGGAAAACGTGATACTTCCGTAACCAACTATGGCGCTGCCGACTACCATTTTTACCGGAATGCATTGCTCAAATAATATCTGAAGCGGGACACCGGCCATAATAAGGTGATTAGGGATAGCTCCTGTTGCGCCAGTATTTGTGTTTTGCAGGGTTACATACACCTGATTGTGGCTAATATGCCGGTATTTCATGGTCCACCCGTTTTCGAAATACGTTTTCTCGGTTGGATCATAATCCAATAACTTGGACAAATCCTTATTTGTCTGAGCGATCTCCTGTTGCAATGCTGCCATGTTCTTCAGAATATTAAATAACGGCTCGACTGCAGTAATATTCAGTCCCTTAATTTTTACTCTGTACAATTTCATTTCATGTAATGTTGCACCGGTTCTGATATCTCCGATCGTCACTTCCGGATCCACAGCTTCTCCCGCATTCGGTGTGCCTTTTATCACTGCATATTCCGTAGTTTCTATTTCAGAACTCTCGTCTTTTTTGTATCTCCTTACAATGATGTCGTTTCGGTTCATGCCTTGCGTACCGTTCGCAATCGTCACATCTGTATATCCGCTCGCCGGTATCACATCTCTGCGTCCCTGTATACAATACACTGCATCAAATATACGGATGCTGTTATTGGTAAGCACCTGCGCCTCAGATTTTCGCCCACCTTCCAACACATAATCATCAGGTCCGAATGTCGCCTGATGCGCAAGCCCTAACTGTACTTCCGTAACGTGCGGGCCACCCGCATAACCATCTATCAATGTTGTTTGCACAAATTTTGCCATTACTCTTCTCCTTTCAACTTATACAAAATGCTCATGCGCCCTCTTCCCGTTACGTCTACAATCTTCCGGATAACCGGCGCTGCCATATAAATATTGGTGATACGCTCTCTGCCGCCAACGATGTCTCCAAGTTCAAGATCTGTATCATCTACGGATATTTTTAATTGTTTATAATTCTTCAATTCTTCAAATTTATCCCTGCCTTCCTCTTCCAATTCTGCCAAAGTATCAACGGTCGTATTCTCATAATACTGTTCTATCAGATCAATGCCTGTATAATACTGTTCTTTTCGTATACTTCCGTCTGGCCACGCATAGAGATCTACCTGCTGGCGTTGCTCGACCTCGCCAGCTCCAAGACATATAAGATGATTAACCCCATTTTGATAATCCAAGATATTCAACTTTACAGATCCATCTTCGTTCAATTCTATATTACTGGAGTGGTCCGTAATCGGAACTGCCCTGAGCAACACATACCCTCTTCCATTTGCCGGTCCTTGTTTATACCGGATTTCAAGTCTCGCATCTTGCAATGCAAGTGCTTGGCCAAACGCGTCTAGTAACATTGTCTGTAGCGGCACCTGATAATTCTTAAGAATAATTCCACTATCTTCTCCTGACACTTCGAACAGTTCGGTCATTCCAAGCTTTGCAATATACGCAGATAATACATTATTCGCCTCGCCATTCAAATAGACATATGTGTTCTTGGATGGATTGATTGCACGTTGATTTAATAGTCCTCTCCAAGTCATTCCTGTAAGCTTCACCGTCTTATCAGATGTTATCGGATTTGTGTTTCGAATCAGTCCTCCGTACTCTGTATCAGGACAGAAGAACCGGCAGTTCTTTCCATGCCGTTCCTTGTCGTAGAGACTATTCTGGATTGTTATCTGGAAATCATTGTCTGTTCCCAGGACCATATTCACACCGCAATGTTCAAGAGGACCTTTCTCCTGTCCATATATGTCCGTTAATGTAAAGTCCATCTTGGCGTCCCCCTTTCATTAAAAAGAATGATGTCAAAGCCGAACGCTCCATTCCAAGACACAATACTGAGTCCGGCCGGAATCTTCTCCCAGATAGAACTCTCATTATTCTTGCTATTGAAAAGGTTTTCTTCTGTTCCATCAGCTTTTACCTTGACAATTTTTCTGTCCTTAGCATACCTGGTACTGGAGTCAATGACTGCATATTCGCCATCATACAACGTCGTCCGAAGCTCATATATATGTCCGGCAATTCGGATCAGCGGGTTGATGCATGGACCGTAAATAATCATCTTGAACCCAGAAGCTGTGTAATTACTGTTGTTGATATATTGGAGATTTCGGACTTTAGAAAATTCGTAA